GACCGCACCGCCGTCAGCATCCATGTTAAACACCATTCCAGACTGTTCATTCATGTCAATGAATATCTGTTCCAGAGTCTGTGGGTCAATTCTGAATATGCCATGATAGATGACACAGCCCTGCTTAGAATAGTCAGCATTCGCACTCAATCTCTGAGGGTCTGGCACATTCCTCTGGGTTGGGTCTCCATCAAACGGATTTGTTGGGTCTGTGTTTGCTCTGGTCTCTGGGCTGTCGGTTATTGAGACCAATATGTGATAATCCACCAGAGGCTTTCTGAACATCTGAATCTGTGCTGATGGGAACAAACCAAGTTTGGCCGCACCGACTGAAACAGGAATATCTTCATACCCTGTTATGACAGGTATAATTTGCACTTTTGTCGGCACTCCATTGGCAATCCATTTGCCTGTTGAATAGGAATTATGAATCTCGTTGCACATGCCGCTTGCTGGCATATTAGCCCCGATAATTTTTCTTCCATCAGTTCCACCGACATTTTCTGGAGTTTCGCCAATCATGAAATGTTGGAATACGGAATCTGGTGCTGGCTTGGGTTGCGGGTCTCCGATGGCTGGGATTCCATCTGGGTCTGATGATGGAACGGCTGAATTATTCACTCCGACTGTCCCTGTTCTGAACCAAGTCTGATTGCAGTTTGCATCAGCAGTTCCTTCTGTGCCATCGCCTCTCATAGCGTGTGTTTTCATGGCATCTGTCATCACTCTGACAGGCGTTCCATCAGAACCGTATCTGTATGGGTTGCCCAGACGACCCATGCCTCCTTTGTTCCTTCTGATGCCGAATCCAGAGTGAACTTGAACATTCAATCCAGCATATCCTTTGCCAGATGCGTGAGCGATTGCACCTTGAACTCCTGTTGGGTCTGTGTCCTTAGTGGGTGCATAGAAAGCAGATGCTGTGATTGTCCCTTCAAAGCCAATCAGACCAGCCGTGTCGTGGACAACACTTGCACCCAGAGTGATGTCTCCCAGCGTTGATGATGGGGTTGGGACTTGCCCAGAAGCACCGTCGCTGAATGTGTCGTTGAGAACTATCTGTTGAATGGTCTCAGTCTTGCTCGACAGTCCAGCCGCTGGGTTTGCTTGAGACATCTCAGCAGATGCTGAATTGGTGTCGTATGCGCCAACCCCAAACCCAGCAGGTGCAACCCAGCCGCTGGCTTTTGTCAAGCCGTCTGGAGATGACGCTTCAACGCCATCTCGCAACGCTGTCTGAGCAGTTCCCAGATTGATGCACCAATGAGTCTGACGAGTGTATTCATAGGATTGAACGGGGTGTATTCCTCCATTCGCCATCTCCACAGGATAACCCAAATCATTCGCCAGATTTGAGCAAATGAGGTTGGTGTAGTGAACTGAATTATGTGAGTCTCCATAGATACTGCCAAGTCCATTTGACGGTATCGCTGAGACCGATTTGACAACGGTTGATGTTATCGTCTGAAAGCCCACATATTGGGTGTCCAAACAATTGGGCTGACCATCTCCGACACCACCAATGGCGTGGTCGGTTTCGATGTTGTTGCCCTTGAGAACTGTTCCTGTTCCAAAGTCGAGCGATGACGCTGGCAGATGTGGTTGGAATCCTTCTTGCGCCTTGACCCACGAGTGGTTTGCTGGGCGAGCAGATGCGTAGTTCTCTTCTGGATGGTCAACAAATCTGCCGCAGTTTGAGAATGATAATCCTTGATATTGAGCAGAGCCTCTGACTTTTGCTGGGTCATATATTGACTTCGATACTCCGTTGATAGTGGAGGAAAATACCAGAGAACCTCTGCCGTGATTCAGAGATGGTGGAGATTGATTGATTCCAGCACCAGCGACTCTTGGTGGGAATGTTCTTGGGTTGACATTTGCCAATTGATTGATTGCATAAGTGCTTTCAATGTATGATGCGGTTGGTGCAATTGGCTCAAACTGAATTGATGTTCCACTCACGCCAATTGGATTCATCTGTTTTTCAGCCCAGATGGTTTCATCGAAGAGAGCCAATCTGTCTGTCGTTTTCTGAATGGGGATTTCATTCAAAGCGAATTGGAGAGCGACGGGTGCTGTGTCGCTCGGCCAATCTGCCAAAGCCCATGTGAACGGCAAACCACGAGAGCCAATTGGTGGAACTGCGTCAGCCGCTGACTTTGGCACACCCGTTGCTGGAGTGATAGCGGGTGCTGTCATACTGATGCGTTGCTCTGGGGGGTTTATGTGAGTGTTGATGTCTGAATTGAAGGATAGAAGCAGGTTGCGACACAACCCAGCACAGATATTATCTGAGTGGTTGCGCTTATACATGCGAGTCTATCAGAGGCATCCCTGCCTAAGACTCCGTTCCATTGGGGCTGTTCCCAGCCTCAACCATAGAACTCTCTCTAAAGTGGCCGATAGGACTTGGATTTGTCTTTCTCATTTTTAAGCCACCCACGAGCCGCCCCATGTTGGATGCGGGTTCTCTGCTTCGTGAATTGACCTCATCTGGAAAGTCGTGGGTATGCCACCCTTACCACGACCCCCTCTGAGGGCAGACACTCATCTGGGGCGAACAAATCCCAGAACTCAGTTTAACGCTTATTTCAGTCGCAACCCGTTTCTGGTTTTTCCAGAACCGTATCGGTGAGATTAGGAATCGTGAAGGAATCTAAGTTCCGACTTCACGCCCTTGACCTCTTAGGCAACGACCCTCTTCACGGCTTAGGGAGGGTTCGCCCCCCTCGTTGTCCCCCAGCAAAGGTTGTAGCAGACTTATCCCACGAGGGGTGCTGAATCGGGACTCGGAGTTTAGCCTCTGAGTGTCATCGGCCAGACCAAGCGGATAAGAGAGTATGATGGAGGGACTGTATCTGGAGGGAGTGCATGATGAGAACTTTCGCATTAGGGTATCGCACAGGGAGTGTTAAATCTCGCTGGTCTGGCCTTTCAATTCACCCCCCGACTCGCATCGGGAGGTATCACTTCGGCTGGGGGTTTGCGCCCCCAACAATCTATGTGAACAACCACTACTATATCAATACATCGGCATCTCAATGCTTATGTTCCTAAATCAGCGACCTTGCGAGATTCCCAGAGCGTATTGGAGAGTGGATATGACATCGGGTGCTTGACGGCCAACATTCATCGTCATGTTGCTTGTTCCAACGCCCAATTCCCACGAGATGTCAAAGATGCGTTGGCGACCAGACAGGTTGCCCTCTGACGATGCAAACTCCATCACATCTCCAACCTCGATGTCAAACCGTTCTGGGATTCCTTCAACAATCCATCTGGTGTTGTCTGAGCCTTGAGTATTCAAGAAGTATTCACCAACCATTCTGGCCTGTTGCTCATCAACGATTGACCCGTCTTGGACAACACGCTCAACAGGAATCGCAGGGAATCTGTCAGAGCCGACTTTTGGAACGGTGATGCTGATGTTCAAATCGCTGTTCTCAACCACGACGACATTGAACCCTGTTTTATCCCCAGAGAGCCTCTGTATGGCCGTTGGATAGAAGTCCTGTGGGTCAGCCGTTCTTGGGACAGTTCCAGCCGTATAGGGGGTTGTATTCGTGTCATAAACCTCTTTCAGTTTTCTGACTGTGATGTAGCCGTCTGATGTTGCATAAATCTGGAACTTGTTTGGTGTGCTGTTGATGATGTTCAGTATCGTCTGAATCGCAGATAAGCGGTTCTGTCCTTTGAACTTGAGACCTTGAGGCAGAGTTATTCTGGACTCGTTTTTGATTCTGCCAATCGGAGGTGCATAGACCGAATTGGCAATCAAGTCTTTGGCGATAGTCAGAGCATCTGCCTTGAAATAATTCTGGTCGGTCTTGATAATTTCAAGCCCCAGAAGCCCCAGAGAATCCAAACAGAACAGATTGATTTCATCGGTTGACTCTTCAATCTCTGACACGAATCCTGTGAAAACCAAAGGAGGACTCGCCCAAGTTCTTGGTGCGGCAAATATCTGAATCGTGTCGCCTCGATTGAACATTCCTGTCCTTCTGCCGTTTGGATTGTTGATTGTTATTTCAAGTTCAGTCGGTGCGTTGAAAGTTTTCTTCATATTGACCCCAATAACTCCGTGAACATCTGTCAGTCCATTCAGAACAACAGTCGGTGCTTTTGGAACTGCTTCAACAATATCCATGTCGCCATACAAGTTTCTGAACATGACTTGACGAGAGCGAGCGAATATCACACGATGCGCCCAGCCGTTCCTCAGACCGCTGAGTTTCATTCTCTTGGGTCTGTTTGTCCATTGGAGACCTTCTGGATTCCAGCCGCCATTAGAGAAGCCCAGACGACCCAGATTGAACTGTGGCTGTGGCAGAACTGCTGACGAATATGCGCCCTCAGTCGGACCCGTCGTGAATGCGAATCCACCTCTTGCGCCGCCACCTCTTCTGGTCGTGATGTCATACAATTCTCCCATCCCAGACTTGTGTTGATAATGATAACCGAATCCCAATTTGCCATCTGGCGAACCAGATATGGCCTTAGACATATCGAACAGATGTGGGTCAAATGGGCGTGGTGTATTCAGAGATGTGTAGCAGAGCGTATTCGTCTTGTCTAAAGCCCAACCTCCAATGTCATCTGGGAATGGAATCATGTCCAAGCCCCAAGTCGTTGGATAGTGCTGTGGGCGTTCCATCAGTTCCTTCTCAACATGGCTCGCATCCAGAGCAACGCTCTCGCCGTTTCTGATTGCTTCGTGCTGATGTTCCAACCATGTCTGAGATGCCCAGCGAGCGATTGCTGTCTTGGGTCTGCGTGGGTCTGAACCCATCCTCTCAATCTCATCCAGAATGCCTTGAGGCATATTGACAACGACACCATCTGAGCCGCCTCTGATGAGTCGGTGAAACCTCTCCAGAGAGTTCTCATCCATGCCTTGAGGTCAACCCTCGTGGCTTATCACGGTTGGGATTCAATACCAATAACCAATGCCACAGCACTTGCATGAATAATGAGTGTCGCCAATGTCGTGGTGGAATACTACAAGGTCTGCTTCTGTTCCTTTGCAGTTTTCAGTTCCCACTTCACATTCTGGAGTTTCATCTGCGATGATTTCTGCGATTCGGGTCTTTAGGTATTCAGCGGCTTCCTCAAGGGACTTCATTTCAGCGGGGTTCGTCTTTGCGCTCATGGTCAATGCTGGGGGTTGCCCCTTATAATACCTTCCAAATATCAATGCTTATGTTCCTAAAAATCGGCTCAGTTTGTCATTCGGTCAAGCCAAAAATTGCTGACGAAAGAGCAAAGTCCAAAGTCGGTTGCTTTGACTTCATCAACAGTCATGTTTGCTTCGTGGTCGTTGCTCGACCAGACATAGACTTTCTTTTTGCATCCAACGCAGCATCCAGTGTGGGCG